CGGATAATTGACCGGATATGCCGTCACGCACACGTTATAGGTTCCTTCCCCATCGGCGGAATAATCCCAGGTCGGGCTCACGATGGCAGGACTATCCGCAGGGCCCGACAGATCGATCACGAGATCTCCATTAAAATCCCATTTGAGCGTGTCGGCATCGTAGGTGAGGTACGTGGTATCGAAAGCCACCTCGAACGGGGTGTTGCAGGATTGCGTAGCGCCAAACCTCACCACAGGTCCATAAAAGCATACGGCATCCTCAATGGTTTGGCTCGCCGCACAACCCGCGTTGTTGATGGTGAGGGTCACGTCGAAACACCCGGTGCAGTTGGGCAATACCGAAAGGGAAGGATAACTCGAGGTGTACGAGAAACTGCAACTATCTACAAACGCCCAAACGAAGCGTACAGATCGCTCAAAACGAAGCGTACAACTGGCCTCCGTGTTAGGATCCCAATTATACGCCCGTTGAACGAGCGTCAAACAACGCTTTGAATGAACACCAGCGCTCTGCTCGCCTGGCGAACATCTATCGGATCGTTCGTGGTCGCGTTGTCCCCTGTTTGATAGGTTGGACCAACAGCATTCAGTTGCAATCCGCCACCTGTATCGACGCCACTGCCTTGCGCTGATGTCTCGCGCATCCTGTCTACGTATGGATGATTGTGAGCAGGCAGATTATTCGCATCCAGCTGGACCATATCCCCACCAACAGCATCACCAGCGTTCACTGGACCAGGCATGACACCTCCATAGACTGATCCCGCTCCGCTGCTCGGCACATTTGTCGCACCAAGCGGAACCATCCCACGCATATCAATGGTATCATTGAGACCGTTGCAGACAGCCCACCCCTCCACGGCTGTGCCTACCAATCCCTTGCCCGTTGCAGTAAAGAGGTTCATTGGCCCGAAGTAGGGCAGTATACCACCCTTCGGAACCACGCGACCCTTCAGCCGCGCCATGTCAAGATCCGACTTGCGAGCGATATTGATGGACACGGAATCGGCAGGATAAGCCACGCCGACTTGTATGATAGCCTTACGGTCGCGCATCACATAGTCGACCTGCCCGTCCGTGTTGGCATCTGGATACACATCGACCCCAACATCTTGCACGATCAGGTAGACTACCTGAGAGGCCGCCTTCGTGACTGCCCCAGCGTCCAGCGGCATGAACTCCCCTCGGATACAGACAACGCCTGCGGTAATGGTGTAGTCGGTAGCCGACACCACAGGCGCTTCCGTGATCTCGCCGCCTTGGACATAGAAGCTGTCCGTAATGGCGATGTAGTCATCGAACGCATTGGCCAGCGTCTTTTGCGCGGCGTCCTGCTGAAATTGAATGTGCTGCCAGGCTATAAGGCCAGAGCCGTTGCGAGGTTGGTACCTATCCATCGTATTGGTCGTAGAATGTTGGGTAACTGAAGAGAATGTTGACCCAGGTGATCTGGGGACGGCGACCTGCCAGCCTATACAGGTCGACGTAGTCGAAAATGGCCTTGGCGCTCACGCCAATGGTATCTGGCACCCGTATAGTGAACTCGCTGCGGTAGGCCAGTGCTCCACTGAGCTGCTGCGCGTCCATGATGCTATAGAGGCTCGGCTCACTCGCCTCTCCTATGCGCTCGACCGGCAAGTCCGCAGCATCGCGATAGAAGAGGTAGGCTACCTGGGGCGAATCCATTACTGTGATCCGGCGCAACACAGCATCGAACCGGTCATTCAATGCTATTTCGAGCGAGTGGATCAGACCATTGTACCCATACTCCGCCTGCACCGCTGCACGTAGTGGCGCGAACTCCTGCTCCTCGATACGCAGCAGCCAGCGGCACAGCGCGAAAGCCAGGCTCTGATTGGTTGGCCAACGGAACCAAGTAGGCGCACTCCGCCTCAGTATCTTACGCAGGTCGAAGTCGTACAGCATTTATACGCGGCCCTGCTGCCAGGTGATGGTCGAGATGAGTGAACTGAACGTGTCCAGGATCATGTGCCCGGCATACGTATGATAGAGCCTGCCTACCGGCCTGAACGGCCCTGTGCTTTTGGCCGCGAGGTCCGTAATGGTCATGTCCACTACGCCAGGCACCGTAAGGACGGCCTGAATGAGGTCGGTGGTGCGCATGATCCCGCCGAATTCGAGCGAGCGTAGGTATGCCTCCATGGCCAGCTTCACACCCGACTGCACCGCCATGATCGGCGTTTCGGGATCGTAGATGATGCGCCCGGTCACGCGGAGCATGTCGGGATCAGCGGTAAGCACTACCACGTGTACCGTTGGCCGCAGGTGCTGGAAGTAGTCCGACAGCGCGGACAGCTCGGTCGGGTCCAGCTTAGCTAAAGTGCCGTTCGCTCCGCCTTTGGCGACCTTGACATAGACGGAATTTGCCCGCTCCTGGACCGCAGCGTGCGTTACAATGCGAGCCACAGGGTCGTCAACGGCATACCCGCCATCGAGCGGGGTCATCACCAGTACATGGCCGAGCTGAAAAGCCTTGGCCTTGGCCACGAACCACCTCCTTGTTCCGAAGTGCCCATCCTTCGCCAGTGCCACGACGTCCTTCTCATACAGTTCCCACAGGTCCTGCTGCGTCTTCGCGGCATACGCAAAGAGCCACATGAATAAGCGCCACACGCTTACCCTGCTTCCGCTGCTCAGCTCGGAGCGGAGCTGCACGGTTGTGTCCGGGTTCGGCGACAGGTCAGCCAGGGCAGCCTCTTGGCTGGCCGCGCTGGCCATTGCATCGTATATCTTCTCGGTCGTTGCCATGGTGTTTAGTTCAGTCGCTCCCAGCGCAGGTGACTGTCTTTCTGAAGCATGGCTACGGCGCTACTACTGCTGCTTGCGAGAAACAGCCTCACTGGACCGCCGGCATCACAAGTCACCTCTGCCTCGATGATGTAAGCCATGTCTTTTAACTCCTCTATAGCCGTGCCTTCCGCATTCAGCTCTCCGCCATTACGGAACGCCTGCACGATGCAGTCTCCTGTTGATGTTGTCTGCTTAAAGAGTCTGCCGATCACCGTGCCAGATGGCGGAATGATCGCCAGTGAGACGCATTCACCAACACTGTCTGTTTGCACCCATGCCTCCACGTGGACGCGGTACACAGCGCCAGCCGCGCCAGCGAAGGACATGCCCGCGACCTCGACTCCTCCATCTCCGACCGTCTCTGACGTAGGCTGTCCGCTGGTAATGAGTCCACCGCTGGGCTCTTCAGACGAGGTCGGCGTGAAGTCGACCGATCTGTCAGGCATGCCAACAAATACGGGCACAACGCGCCCAGAAGGGCGCGTATCGGTCCATGCACCTGCGGTGACCGGGTCGAGATAATACTGAGCACCTCTCACTACCGAAGAGAACACATCGTCAGCCCAAAGCCCACGTCGAAGCAGCCGGAAATGTGCTGGATCAGGTACTGCGACCACCATTGCCGTCACTCTTGCCTCATCGTCGCTCACGGCCCTCGACTTTACCCATACCGACCCGTCGTGCCGCACGAGGTCGCCGATGGCTAAACCATGCGCCTCCTGAAAGACCAGAGTCTCATCGACGATAGCCTGGACATAGTCCTTTGTAGCCAGCTTACCCAGGCCGAGGTTCATCCGTGCGCCGGACACACTCGTAAGATCGCTCAGGTTGCTCGCTTTTGCCAGCTTCCCGTTCAGCGCCGCATTGGTCGCCGTGAGCTGAGCCTGCACCTTGCCGAATGCGACCAGCACGCTGTCCGTGGCCACGATGGCCACGTTCGTCCCCGCTGCATAGCCCGTGAGCAACACCCCGCGCACAGCGGCGGCGAACCCTGCTAAGGTCAGTCCCTTGCTCCACGCCTGCCACCATCGCAACGGAGATACGATGGAGCTGTTGTCCGCTGTGGCGCTGTTCTCTACTCCAGTCTGGTCCACTACCGTGCGATTACTCTCGATCACCTGCCAGCTCGCATCTACCTGCCCTGGGGTGTCGACCAAGGCCACGAGCAGATCCTCAGCATTGACCGTGACCGCCCCCATCGTGCCTGCGGCCATACGGAAGGTGTCGCCCTTTTGTACAGGGTCGCCATCATAGGTGGTCGGGTAGCTTCCAGCGGGCGAGAAGGCTTCCGGTGCTTTCAATGTACCGTCCACCAACGCCGCAACTCCGGCGAGGTCATCCAGCAGCGCGATCGTGCCATACTTGTCCGGCAGGTAGATCGTGTTGTCATCTGATACAGAGATCGGTCGCAGCGACAGCGTTCCGTCGCTTTCCGGGCCTCGGAAGTTGATCTTCTGCCCAGCGTCCACCTCGATATTGTTCGCCCCTGTGGTGTGCCCTACCGCCAGCACGTCGGCCAATGGCGGCACCTCTGTTGGACTGTCCAAATGCGCACGGATCTCCGCCGCCGTCACCTCGTTGGAACCGCCATCATCGAGCATCTGGTCGGTGCCCTGGGTGTGGGAAAGCAGCAAGGCGCTCAGGTCCATCCAAACGGACGGGTCCGTTCCCGGCTGCGTGCCTTGGTCGGTATCCGCGCCCACGAACAGGTAGATGCCGCCACCGTGCGTTACCAGCACCTGCTGGTTCCCCAAGTACTCCAAGCTCGCGTCCCAGGGTGTGATGCTGCCCGTAGGTGTCGGCGCTGCGCCGATGATGGCGATGATCCCCAGCACCATCTCCTTCAGGAGCTGCTGCGTGCGCTCGCCGGTGTTCTCCCGGTTGCCGTTCACGGTCATGTGCTCGGAGATCCGGGCGATCAGGCTTTCCAGGTTGTTTATCGTGATCGGTGCTGCCATCTAATCGCTGTTCATATCGTAACTGAAGTCGTCGTTGAAGTCGCCCGCCGGATAGAGGCCGGGGTCCGCAGTGTTGGTAGCGGGCACCACGCGCAAGCGGCGCATGGCATCGTACATGGGCTGGTCCACCGGCGGTCGCAGAACGAGCAATTCCGTCCCGGCTGCCAGGTCCGTGCTGTAGCCGTCCGGGAACAGGTCCAGGTTGTCCTCCACCAACGCGGTCACGCCGTCAATGCTCCCATACTCCTGAAGCGCGATGTCCTCTAAGCACTGGCCCGGCTCAACGATCACGGTCTTATCCATCGGTGCGGAGGTTGATACCGTTCTTGATGTCGCTCCAGTTCTTTCCGTCGCGCTCGACCTGCACCTTCACAAGCTGCTCCAGGCGCGACCGCGTGAGCCTCGCGTTCATCATCTTGCGCAGGTCGCAACCTGCCAGTGGGTCGGCACGCATCTCACCCTTGCAGGTGAGCATGAGCAAGGCCACCTCTTGGGTGATGCTCTCGCCCGTAACGACGCCCCCGTTACGCAGCATCAAGCGCCCGCTGTCGTCCAGCATGAAATCCCGGTCAGCCATGTTTTACGACCGGGTTTTCATAGCTTGCAGGAAGCACCGGCTGTAGCGGCGTGGTGGTCACGGTGAGCAGTGCCGCTTTGAGCGTTACCAGGTCGGCAGGCGTTGGCGGGGCCGCCGGTGTCCAGGCGTTCAAGGCGGCGAGTAAGGCGTTCACCTTGCTGATCAGCGCGGCATCAGTATTCCGCACCGTGTCGGCCAGCACCATTCCTCCGTTCGCATCACCATTGATGCGCCTTTGAGCTATCCGTTCGGCGAAAAGCAGGAAGGTGGCCTCGCGCTGGTTCTCCACAATGCCGAGCAGCACCTTGCTCCCCGGCTCGGGCACGGTGATGTCCGAGCCGATGCCGAGCAGCACGTCATCGTATTCAAGACCGTCCACCAAAGCCACCATGGTCCCGGCCTGCATGTTCACCGAGCGGCACTCGGCCCACAGCGTCTGCACCGGGGTCAGCGCCTTCACCTGCGCGATGATGGCGCGTTTGAGAGCCTCTAAGCTGTCCATTGTTGCGCCAGTTTAATGTCACGTTGGAAGCCATCGGGGCCGAACGCAATGGCGACCGACTCGGCCAGGTATTCGCCATTGCGTTCGGGGTGGTCGCTGCTGGTCAACCGCACCTTGTCGCCGTGCTGGCACACAGGGATACCGAAGCCCTTCAGACCGCCCTCATAGCCGTCATACTTGAATTTCTCCATGTCCACCTCAGCCAGCTTCTTCAGCTCGGCCTTGGAGGCGATGCCGTAGTAGTTCAAGGTGCGGGCCTCCCCGTCGGGGTCGCCCACCGATACCTCGATCGACGAGCCATCGCTCCGGGTGCTCTTGGCCGTCACCTTCAGGCTCACCTCGTCGGCGAGGCGGTACTTCAGGTCGCTGCTCTTCACGTTGCGCTCCAGGTCATAGGTAGCGGTCCGTGCCTGGGCATCGAACAACACGCCGCAGAACACCGTGTCTCCTTTCAGGTACGTGACTAAACCGAACTCATCCTTCAGCGCCTTCACCAGGTCGGCCTTCTTCCCCTTCACCACCCGCAAGGGGCCAAGGGTCGCATCCATGACCTGGTGCTTGTAAGCGGAACCCACCAGGTCCTGGATCACGGTCGGCACGGAAGCGTTCTTATACGCCTTGTGAAAAGGCTCTTGAAGGACTTTCCAAAGCCGGTCACGGCATTCGATCACCAAGGGTACGTCAGCGCCCACGCGGGTGGCAAACCCAGAAAAATCCACCACGCGCAGGTCGCCGTCGTAACCCAAGGATATGCTCACCTCGTCCCCTCGACGGATGAGCTGCTTCAATTCTGTTTTCAGGAAGGCCGGGATGTTCCTCGGCAGGGTGATCGTGGCCGACTGGCAGGCATCCTGCACGCTCATACCGATCTCCACGCTGGCCACTTGTCGCAGCTCGATCGCGCCGCGCCTGGCGTTCGCCCCGAATACGATATATGCGCACATGGCCAGCGTCATGCGTCCTTGCGTTGTTGCGCCTTTTGCGCCCGCCGCGCCTTCCGGGCGGAGCGCCAGGCGAAGAAGCCGATGCTCCGGCCTATCAGGTGACCGAGGCCACCGATGATGCCGGTGAGCAAGGCCACCGACAGCGCCTTCCACAGCACGGGGTCGGCCAGCCATGTCACCAGTCCCGCACCGATGCTCAGCATCACGGAAATAAATGGATTGTCGTGGTGCTGCGTCATTGGATAAGAAGCTCGATCGCGGCATCGCTGTCGCATTGCATTTGATACCCCATCATGCGGGGCCGTCCGGGCATCTGCTGGAAGTTGATGGACCGGATCACCAGGCGGTTGATCCCGCGCCGGTTGAAGAGGGTCGCGTCCACTTCGATACTGTCGGCCAGCCCGTAAAAGGCGAGCAGGCGTTCTTCCATCGTCTCGGTGGTGGTGGCCCCGTCCGGATGCTTGGTCTCGTCGAAGAGGATGCCGCTGATCCGGATGTCCCAATCCCCGAAGCCGAACACCTCCTTCACGCTGGAATCGTTGGCGCTCACCTGCGTGGTGGTGATGGTCTTGGTCGCGCTCATCTCCGCCACCGAGGTGATCGGCAAGCGCAGGTCGCCGATGCCCTTGGCCTCCTCCACGCGCCCTTGGCGATCATAGCGCTTGTACGGGCCGCCACGGAACGTGATGGGCAGGAAGATGGGCGTACCGATATGGCTCGTGGGGACCACCGTCCCGTCCGGCACCATCTGCACCCCGCCGAAACTGATCTCGGGGTACTGCTGCTCCGCCCCGGCCACCACACCGGGGAACGCGATGGGCTGCGCGATGCCGTACAGCATCGCCAGTGCGCTCGGTATGTTGAACCTCGGTGCCTCCATTACCCCATCGCGTATTGTGCGTCGTTCAACTTGTTCACCAGCATCGCCGTCACCTTGTCCGCCAGTTCGCGTACGCCCATGTTGGCATCGCGGGGCAGGCTGATGTGATTGGTGATCTTGATGTCCATGGTGATGGTGCGCCCGCTGCCACTGCCGCCCACGGTCACACCATCGCCCTTGCCTTTGTCGGTGCCTGTCTTCAGCAGCTTATCCGCGCCTACGTTATCGCCCGGCTTGGCCACCGCCGTGGCGTCCATCCCCGATGTGGCCTTCTTCTCTTGGTCCGCCTTGAACGACTTCCGGCCTTCGGCATCGCCCTTCGCATAGGCGAGCCCGGCTTCCACGCCGTTGGCCTTCATCTTGTCCTTCAGGGTGGAAGGCAGGTCTGCAACCTTGGCAATGGCGTCGGTAGTAGCTTTAACACCCTTCGTGATATTGTCGAGATACCCCGATTTGAATGGGTTACTAAAGACCGCTCCAAGCAGTTGGCCGACGGCGCTTACAACGCCGTTGATAGTGCCAAACACGGTAGCTATCACATCGCCAATGCCGCTGAACACCACCTTGATACTGGCCCATAGCCCATATAGAAAGGCCCGGAACCCTTCGAAGTGATTCCAGCAGTAGATCAGCCCGGCCACCAAGGCCATAATACCCGCGATCACAAGACCCGCAGGATTGGCCATCAGCGCCGCGTTGAAGCTCCATGTGGCCTCTGTGGCCGCCACGGTGGAGGTTGTGGTGAGCGCCCGCCAGAACGCGCTGACCTTGTCGGCCACCGCAGCGCCCAGCGTCAGTATCTTGTTCTGGATCAGTGCCCGGTTGTTCCAAAGCAGCAGAGTGCCATACCAGGCCGTCACCGTGGCGATGGCCTTCAGCGCACCGGCGATGCTGTCCTTGTTCTCGATCACCCAATTGAAGGCGGAGCGCACCCCGTCCAGGCCACGGCTGAACGCATCGACCGCCTGGGTGATCTGCGGCAGTAGCGCCGTACCTATGTCCTCCAGGAAGCCCGCCCAACTCTCACCGGCAGCGTCCAGCTGGCCACCGACAGTCTGCGACTGCTCGGCCATGAGGTTGTGGAACTTGCCGCCCTCCGCCGTCATGTTCGCCAGCGCCTGGTTCACCACATCGAAGGGGATGGCCATCTTGGCAATGTTCCCCGAGATCTCCGACGTGCTCTTGCCCGTCACCTTGGCCAGCTCGTCCAGGAGCGGCACACCCGCTTCCTGGAACTGGAGAAGCTCCCCGCCCATTAGCGTTCCCTTCCCTTTCATCTGCGTGAAGGCACGCACGATCTGTGGGAGCTTGTCCTTGCCGACACCGGCGGCGATGTTGCCGAGGTTGTCAAGCGTTGGGATGATGTCCTTCTGAGCGACGTTGGCCGAATTCAGTTGCGTGGTATATTCCCGCAGGCCCGCCACATCAAAGGGTGTGGCGATGGCGAACTCGCGCAGGTCCTTGGACATCTTCAGCGCCTGCTCCTGGCCGCCCAGCATCACCTTCATGCTGGCGTTGAAGGTCTGCGCACCGGCCACGGCGTTCACCACGCTCTTGGTGAAGCCGACCACGCCGCCCACGGCGAACGCCCCGGCGATGGGTATCGCCAGCCCGGCCACCGTACTGCGCATGCGGCTCATGGCCCCGCCCACGCGCTGTTCCATCCGCGCCGGGTTCACGCCATCCAGCTCCTTTTGCGTAGCCGCGATCTCCACCTTCAGCTTGCGCACCTCGCCCACGCTCTTCGCGGTGTTCAACTGCCCGCCCAAGCGGCGCAGCTTGTCCTCCAGCTCCTGCGTCTTGGCGAGCGGTGCCATCACATCGCTCACGATGTTGCGCATGCTCGCATCGAACGAGCCGTCCAGGGCGTTCACCGCACTGGTGGTCCCGCTCACGTGGGTGCGCATATCGCCGAACGCACGGGCGGCGGCGCTATCCACCGCAGCCACACCACCGCTGATCCCGCCAAGCTGGCGGTGCAGCTTGTTCAGGTCGCCAAAGATCCCCTGGAGGATCGCGATGTCTATGGTTACTTGCTCGGCCATTACTCAATGAGGCCAAGTCGCCTGCCCAGCAGCTCGGCCTTGAAATGCAGAAGCCAGTGGGCTTCTATCCAACGATCCACGAACTCGGCGTCGGTGAGCATGTCGGGGTCCAACCCGAATTCGCTGCGCACCAGTGCTCGCCCCTTCCGCAATTGGTCGGCGTCCGGTGAGGCGTCTATTGCCCGGAGCCGAACGCTTCCCCCACTTCAGCCTCCAGCACGCGGAACATCCGGCCCACGCCGGTCATGGCCCCGAACTTCACCTCGTCGTCGCTGTCCATCTGCGGGTCCACCGCCAGTTTACAGCTGTTATACAGCAGCTCGGCGCTGCCCACCGGGTTGTTCTGCCCCACGCTGGCCGCCGCGCTCATGTCGCTGAGGTCCGGCTTGCGGAACACGCCGACGTAGGTCTTGCCGTCCTTGGTCACGCGCACGGGGAATACCTTGTCGGCACCATGCACGCGCTTCCACTTGGTCAACTGTTCCTCCGTCACACCATCGGGTAGGTGCTTCACTGTTTCTGCCTTCTTCGCCATTCCGGGTTGGGTTTTTCGGGTTGTTACTGCACGTTCCAGTCGATGTGCGTGCAGAAGCACGGCATCTCCAGGTACACGCTCTTGTCGCCTTGGCTCACCTCCTTGCCCAGGCCGGTGAACATGAAGTTGCGGACCACGTCCTTCGTCTTCTTGCCGCCACGGGTGGTCAGCACGGGCACGTCGGTGGGCGGGATGTCCTGAAGGCGGCTACCGGCAGGCATGCTGGCGAGCAGCGCTTCCACCTCCTCCTTCAGCAGGGTCATGCTGCATTCGGCCTTGTAGTTGCCTTCGCCGATGCCGATGGGCATGCCGCCAGCGCCGTAGATGGCCTCCACCTCCGTACTGTCCTTATAGCTGATCTTGGAGATGCCTTGCAGCTTCCTGCCGAGCAGCACCACGCTGTGCTGGTTCCAGCCGGAGACCTGCCCGAAGTTGTTCACGATGGTAGTTGGGACTGTTGCTGGCATGTTGCTTAGGCTTGGGCAGGGTTCAAGAATCCGATCTCGGCCTCAATGGCCTTGGAAATGCCTTGCGGCACAATGCGCAGCTTGCACACCACCTTGCCGGTGGCGATCACATCCTGCGCGGGGTCCAGCGTAAAGCGGAAGTCGGCGACCTCGCTCTCGGCGAGCATCCCCTCCAGCTCGCGTTTGGCGGCAGCATCCCAGTCCGCGATGGTGGCCGGGTCGATGGAGCCACTGGCGGGGTCGATACGTACCCGGCTGTTCATGCGGGGGATCAAGGCGCGGCGCACACGGCGAGCGCTTTCGTTCCACACACGGTTGGCATGTACAGTATTGAAGTCGTCGGTGACCAGAGTGCAGGTGGCCTCGCTGTTGAAGTAGATGCCTTGGTAGCCGATGAAGCCATCAGCGAAGCAATAGGCGTTCTTCTTCATCAGGCGAAGCCGCGTGTCAGGCACGTCCGCCACCAGTTCACCGGTGCTCAACCCGACCGACACCCAGCGCTTCTTGCGGGTATCGACCAGGCTATAGTTCGCTTGGCCACGCGCCACGCTGGGGTAGCGCTCCAGCATTACACTGGCGATGCTCTCGCTGAGCATACGTACCCCGATGCTGCCGAGCACGGTGCCGACGGCAGCCGTCTTCAGGAAGGCGGCGTCGTATTCCGCGAAGTAGCCATGGTCACACGCCGTGGCGATCAGCACTTGCGGCGCGTCCAACGTCTTCAGGTCGATGGGCGTGGTGCTGGCATCAATGCCCTCGACCACCACCGCGTCGATGTAGATGTTCTCGGCGGCGCGGGCGTTCACCCAGACCTGTGCGGCGGATACCGCCGTCAGCACATCGGCGGCAAAGCCGGAGGTGTTCACCAGGGTAGCGTCCGGGTCGAACCCGAACACCAGTCCCATGTAGCGGATGCTGTTGCCGCTCGCGGCAAGCAGGAGATCAGCCGGGCCGCCCACGGCGAAGAGGTCCGCCACGGCCACGGCATTGCCGTTGTGGACGTAGAACTTGCCGTCCGGGTTCACCCGGAAGAACTCGTCGATGTGGTACCAGGGACAGGCCGTGGTATCACCTGCGGCGTTGGCATCGGTAGCTGCGGAAAGGCCAAGGGCGGCGGCATCGTCGATGCTGTTCAGCTCCTTGGTCGCGCCGAGCGGGAAGGTGGTGGCCACGGCATAGCCGTTGGCGATCACGAGACCGCCGACGTTCCGGTCGCTCGGCTCCTGCTGGCCTAAGCCGCCACCGATCTTGATGATATTAGGTCCCTCTAAGCTCATGTTCTATCGTTCAACTGGCGTTACAATGCCTCACTTCTTGCCCTTGCCTTTCTTCGGCTTGGGTTCGGCTTCCGCCTTGGCCTTGGCAGCCTCTTCAGCGTCGGCCTCCGCTTTGGCCTTGGCAGCCTCTTCGGCTTCGGCCTTCTCCTTGGCGATGCGTTCTCCTTCCAGCTTGGCGTTATCGTCCGCCGACATCACCACGTCATCGGGGGGCGCTTCAGGTGCCACCAGCTTGCCTCCGCGTGTCACTTTCACCGGTGCGTCCAGCCGCGAACGGCGGCAATGCTCCTCGGCGAGGTTGATCGCGGAAAGGCGGAAGATGTTGCCGTCCTGGCACACCAGCATGGTGTCATCCTCCGGCCATTGGTCAAAGGCCTCGGCGACCTTACTGTTCAAGTTCTTGCTCATGGTCGTTCAGTTCGGGTCATAGCAGCAACATGCGTATCAAAGGCCACAGCTTCCACAGCGCAAGCAGCAGGGCCGTGCCCAGGGCATACCAGGCCCACTTGGGCGTAACGGGCACCTCTACGCGCTCGTAGCGCGTATGGTCCACCGTATGCGCCTGGTACTCCTTCTCCCAGCGATCCCACAGCGTAGCGGCCAGCGCCGTGCTGTCGCAACCCCCGCTGTGTATCAGGGTGCCACCTGTGATCACCACGGTGCTCCAAGCCCGGTCGCTGCGTGCCGTGGTAGGCGGCAGGTCCGTGCCCGGCGGCGGCAGTGGAAGCGAAGCCTCCACGTGGCTGCCCGGCACTTGTATCAAAGTATCGTGCGGCTGCACGCCGGAGCGCACTTCCGTCCGCAGCGTATCGGACCGGCTCTCCACCAGTGTCCGCTTGCCCCGGCATCCCGATACCAGTATGGCCATGGCCGCGATAAAGCCCAAGAGGGCCAGCGCCAGGGCTTTCTCCCCTGATGTAGTTCGTGATCGCATGTACCTTGCTTAGTTGCCGCCTGCGGGCATAGACACCATCGCCGTCCCGGCTGCCCGGTGCGCTGGTGTTGCCTTCAATGGTGTTGATGTAACCGCCGTCCAATGAGGACACGAGGCCCACATGGCCTACGCGGCCAAGGCGGGCGAAGTAGATGCTGAACACGTCGCCGGGGCGTGGGGAGCGGGACGCCTTACGGGGCGTCCACACCTGGTCCGCAACGGAGGCGAACGCAGGGCTCCACGCACTTCTCGGATTCCTTACCCCGCAGGCGGACAGTTCGTAGCTCACAAAGGCAGCGCACCAGGGGTGGCCAGCGCCGAGCCCGACGTGGGCTAAGTAGCGTTCCACCTCGGGGCCGTCGTTGTGGCCGGAGGCTTCACGCACGCCCACGTCGGCTGCGGCATTCATCACCACGCAAGTGCGTTGGTCGGTGGCCAAGGTGGCCGCCTGGGCCGGGCTGCAACCGCTAAGGGCAAGCAGCACCAGGCCGAAGAAAAGGATGGCATACATGCGCAGGCTGTACCTGCTGCGCTGTTCCACCGGTAGCTTATCGAACGCGTCGATGGTGTCGTGCTTCAGGTGCTGGTAGGCTTTCGGGGCCACGGCCCGCAGGCCCACCCAGGCCGCCAGGCTGTAGATCACCAGCCGCAGCACCGTCCAGAACACCGTCTCGGTCTGCGCGGCCAGGTCGTACTGGCCCGTGGTGGGCCACACGTTGGCACTCACGTACCGCAGCCCCAGCAGCACCGTGCTCAACAGCACGATCACCACCAGTTCAGCCTTGTATCCGCGCAGTTCCTTCATTCGTTCGTTCAGCGTTGTATAGCTCTTGTAGCAGCGATCAGACGATGGCGCTCGCAATGGCACCGAACCCGAGGTTCTTCACCGGCCCGATGATGTGGTACTGCGTGAACCCGACCTCCGTCTGGCGCATGCGCGGGTTGCTGTACTTGTCCTGGTAGAACATCTCCGTGGTGCCGCTGGCCTGGAAGGCGCGGGGCGCGAAGAACAGCGTGCTCGCGTTACGGTCCGTGGAAGGGGCTGCGGCAGCGCCGAACGCCTTCTTGGCACCAGCATCGGTGAACACGTTACAGAACACATCCTCGAAGATCTCGAAGCCGTACTGCGGGATCACCTCGCCGGTCTTGGTGTTGTTGTACCGGATCTGGAAGCTCAGGTCCTCCATGAGCAGGTCGGCCACGTGGTCGCCGCAGAGCACCAGGATACGTCCGGCCTGGGGCACCTTCAGCGCGTCCAGACGGGCCTTCAAGGTGATCAGGTCGGCCACCTTCAGCCGCTTGCGGCCAGCGCCGTTGTCCGCCCCCGTGGTGGCGATCACCGGCGTGGACGCCGTGTTGCCCGCCGGGCAGAGGTTCCATAGGCCATGCTCACCGGTGCGCTCGATCAGCACCTCCTTATGCTGTGAGATCACGCTGCCCTCCTTGTCGTAAGGAAGTGCCTCGATCTCCGAACGGCTCACGCTGGTGTTCGTGGTCTCGTACTTGTTCAGCGCGAGGATGGTGGTATCGTCCGTGCGTGATGCCACGGCGATGGGATAGGAACTGTTGTTGATCAGCACCGTGGGATCAGCGCCCACCTCCTGTACGTTGATGGCGTTGTTGCCCACGTATTCGTCCTTGCGGGGAATACGGCTCGGCCAGCTGCGCGTGGCACGGAAGGCACGGAGCAGCTCCGCCTCCCACATCTGCTTCAGCACGACCGCCATGGCCGCGCCCTGCGGCAAGCGCACGAGGGAGAGCAGCGCACTGGCCACCAGCAACCCGGCAAGTACCGGAAGGAAGGAGAGGCCGGTGGCCATGGAGATCGCCACGGCCATGAGCACGGCCACTACGAGGCTGGAAAGGAAATTGAGAATGTGTTTCATCTTCGTTGGTATGCGGCGTTGCCGTTCGTTGTTCGTTGTTTCGTTGTGCGGGTCAGGCGGTCAGCGAGGGCGCATGACCGTAGTGCGCCTGGTACAGCGCGGTGAAGACGTTCTTGTCCTTCGCCATCAGCTCCTGAAGGCCCTTCGGGTCCTTGGCCGCCCACATGGCATAGTCCCAGTTCTCGCGCCCTTTTGCCGAAGCGGTCACGGCACCGGCCTCGGCACCGGCACGCACTTCATCCGCCACGTTCGGGGCGGCGGACAGCGCCTCTACCTCAGCCTTGGTGGCATCGAAGGCGGCATTAAACTTGGCCTCGTAACTGGCGCGGTGCGCCTCGGTCAGCTTCCGGTCGGCGATCGCCTTGTCCAGCACCGCCTTCACCTCACCCTCACGCAGCGCCTTGGCAGCTTCCGCATGGCGGGTGTTCTCCTTTTTCAGCGCTTCCACACGGGCCAGCACTTCGGCCTCGGTGGCCACTTCGGACATACCCAATAGGGCACGCATCGCTTTGATATCCATCTCGTCGTGTTTAGGGGCCGTTCGGGCCTTGGGTAGCTTATCGGCAGGGCAGCCACAGGCCGCAATGCGCGACACGGCTTCCTCGTCCATCAGTTCTTCGTTGTCTTCCGCTGCGGCATCCTCCACCAGGCCATCGGCCAAGCCTTCGGCCACGGCCTCGGTACCGGTGAACCACCGGTCGCCCTTGCTCCACATCGCCTCCACCTCATCGTCGGTCTTGCCGGTCTTGGTGGCGTATGCGGCGCGATACTCCTGGGTGATGTCCTTGATCGCTTTCAGCGAACTCTGCAATTCGTCCTCGTTCCCGGCCACGCCCACCATGGGCTTATGCACCATCACGGCGGTGTCCGGACGCAGGTGGAAAGCATCGGCCTTCACCGCGATGTAGGTGGCCGCACTGGCCACCATGGCACCACCTTCCACGGTGATGCTTCCCGTGAGCTTGCGCATGGCGGCCACGATACGCTTTGCCTCCAGCACGTTGCCTCCCTCGCTATCAATGTACACGTGCGCATCGCGTATGCCCTTCGCTGCGATCTGCGCAATGCTCTCGCCGAACGCTTTTGCGCTGGCCCCCTCAAAGGAGTTGATCACTCCTTCGATACGGATGTCCGCACGGCGGCCATTGGCCTGGGCGGTGATGTGCAAGGGGCGTTTTCCCATGTGGTGCCGCAAACATGGCGACGTCCGGAAGCCCTCACCAAATCAAACATCCACCACGGCGTAACATGTTCCGACACTGCGGGAATTTGACCGCGCGCGCGTCTCCTTGGGAGGGCACATTTGCAACATGGCCAAGGATGGAGCAAGGGCGAATGCCCGCATCATGTTCGTGGAGCAGGGCAAGAGCCGAAAGGAGATCGCCGAGCTGCTGAAGGTCCGCGAAAAGACCGTGGGGGAATGGGCCTCCAAAGGCAACTGGGAGGACCAGCGCACCGCGCACCTCACCAGCAGCCAACAGGTGGAACGCAGCCTGAAGGGCTTGATCCAGACCTACACGGAACAGCTCACCGTGATGGAGCGGGAAGGTGATGGGGACCCCAGGGAAAAGGCCCGATTGGTGGACGCACTGGTAAAGACCAGCAAGACCCTGGAGGTGGTGCGCAACGAGAACGACATCAGCCTGAGCGCTCGCATCCGTGTGATGGACTGGCTCTTCAACGCTTTGCAGAAGCACGACGAAAAGCTGCACAGGGATCTGATCGACTTTCAATCCACGATGCTTGAAGAGGCGGCACGCCTGCACGCATGAGCAAAGTCGTACGCGAGCGCAAGCGCGGCCTGCGCGAACTGGAACAGTACCGGCGCAAGCTGGAGATACTGCGGGCCAGCAAGGGCTTCAACCTCCACGAGACGGCGGATGAGCAACACCGCCGCATAGAGGCCGCGAAGGCCGACCCCGTCACCTTCGCTGAAACTTACCTGCCCGACTATTGCACCGCCAAGTGCGCCACCTTCCAGGACCAGGCCGCACGCCGCATCCTGCGCACCAAGGACATCCGTATCGTATTGCGTTGGGCACGCGCCCACGCGAAGAGCGTCTGGGCCGACATCATCATCCCGCTTTGGCTATGGGCTAAAGGCGAACCGATGTACCTGGTCATCATTGGCAGCAGTTTCGATAAGGCAAAGACGCTTTTGAGCGACGTTCAAGCGGAGTTCGAGGCCAACCCCAGATTGCTGCACGACTTCGGTGAACAGCAGATGGACGGCAACTGGACCGACGGCTACTTCAGCACCAAGGGCGGCTTCGTCGGTGCCGCGCTGGGCATGGGCCAAAGCGTAAGGGGCCTGCGCAAACGCGCCCTGCGCCCCACCTACATCGTGCTGGACGACACCGAGACGCGGCAGCTCTGCAAGAACCCCAAGCGCCTTGCCGAAATGGTCCACTGGGTGGAGACGGACGTGCTCGGTACCATGGACGGGGCCACCCAGCGCTTAGTGATCGCCAACAACCGTTTCGCCCCGGACATGATCCAGGTGCGGCTTTTGGAGAAGCACAAGGACTGGATATGCCACGAAGTGAAGGCATACGACCCTGTGACCTTCCTGGCCACGTGGCCGGAGAAGTACGGCACCGACGACACCTACTGGCGGGACATGGAGCGCAAGAACGGCAGCTTGGCCGTCCGCGCCGAATACCTCAACGAGCCGCACGTGGAGGGCAGCATCTTCACCGACGATCTCTTCAACTGGGGCAGGCCACCGCGCATCGACCACTTCGTGTGCATCGTGGGCCATTGGGACGTCGCCTACGCCGGGACCCGGACGGCGGACTACAACGCCGTCCGCGTATGGGGCTTGGACAAAGACAACCGGTACTGGCTCATCGGCACCTATTGCAAGCAGAGCAAGATGGCCGCCGCCGTGCGCTGGATGGTGCAGTTCGACAAGGCGCTGCCCGACAGCGCCGTGATACGCTGGCAGTATGAAAGCCAGTTCTGGAACGACGAGCTGGAACGCACCGTGCGCGATGTATGCCATGAAGAGGCGCACGAGCTGCGCTTGGCCCAGGCCGAGCGCGGCAAGGCCAATAAGTACGAACGCATCCTTACCCTGCATCCCTACTATCAGAACGGGCGCGTGTGGTACAGCGATAAGGCGAAAAGCGAGAGCGACGCGCTGGTGGCCCTGGCCCAACTGAAAGGCATCGAGCCCGGCTATTCCTCTCATGACGATGCCCCCGATGCCGACGAGCAGGCCATCGGCGTACTGAGCCGCGAAGTGCTGGCCCGCGAATGGAACGACCCCGTGCTCGGCGAGCGCCAACGCCCCAAAAACATCTGGTAACATGCCCACTGCCTACACCTTCCTTACCGATAGCGACGTGCGCAGCCGCGTCCGCGACGAACACCTGAACGACCTGGTGGACCGCGACACCTTAGTGGTAGCACCCGACCCTTCCGATACCGAGGCCTATGCCGCCTACATCGCCGCGCTGAACGCCAGCGAGACCGTGAAGGTGAGCTGCGAGAGCATGGCCATTGCCAAGGTGCGCAGCGTGTTGAGCAACCGTTTCGACACCACGGGCCTGCTCTCCGCCACCGGCGAGGACCGCCACCCGCTGCTGGTGCTCCACGTGCTCAACGTGATGGTATACCTGCTCTACCGGCGCATCAACCCGCGCAAGGTGCCCGAAGTAGTGAAGGAGGACCACGACGAAACCCTCGCCTGGTTGGACCGCGTGTCCGACGGGCGGGAAGCCCCGGACTTCCCGCCGGTGGAACCACCCGAGGACAATGCGGGATTACCCCGTGTCGGGGGTGCATGGATACCCAAGGGCCATTACTTCTGACCATGACGGACCAAAGGAGGGCCGAGAACCCGTTAAACTGTGTTGAAATAGAACGATACCGCCTTGGGTGGCCCTCCCCTGCCTTCAAGGAATTTGAGGCCCGTAAATCGAATAATCCAAAGGGCGGTTCTACCCGCCCGGAAAACAGACCGAGCAAGCCATGAAGAAATACAACTCCTTTTTCGGCTGGGTGGCCACCACCCAGCGCTTCACACTGGTGTTCATCCACCTGGTGCTCCCCGCCATGGCCTGGAGCCTCCTTACCGACCGGCCTGAACCGCCTTGGGACATCGTGGCCTGGGTCATGGTCGCATTGCCCGCCATCGGCTACTGGGCGGGCAACTGGTGGTACTGGACCAAGCGCTTGGACCGGGGCCGCTGATGACCTGGCTGCTCCCTTTCGTGCTTTACGCGGCAGCTTATGCCGCCGGATTGCTGGTGGCCATCCCGCAGGCCATCCTTATCCAGAGCAACAAGCCCATACGCCACGGCCTGTGGCTCTCCGCCTACATCGTGGTGGGCTTCCTTTCCGCATGGATGACCATGCCCAGCGCCGCATGTGCCTTGCTGGCCAGCGCCGGTATGGCCGGTGTGTTCAGTGCCTCCTTCCGCTTCTACCTCAACGACCTCCGCGAACTGCCCACCGGCTACTTGGGGCCGGATCCCGCCAACGGTCCCGCGCCCGGACGCAGCCGTTACGACATGCTGATGTGGCGCACGGCGCGGTACTTCCGCTGCCCGCCGGTGCGGGTGGCACTTTTTCTTGAACTCGGCACGGCAGCAGCCGTGTACATCATTCTGGTGCTCGAATGCAACAACTGAACCGCCCCAATATCCTGAGCCGCATCCGTGCGGCCTTCACCCCCATGCTGCTGCATCCTGCACAGATGCAGAGCTTCCGCATGCCCGACCTGGAGCGCTGGGCCATGCCCCACCGCAGTGTGGACATGGAAGACTGGGAGGCCGCGCTGAACATGGCCAAGAACCTGTTGCGCCCGGACCGCACCCGCCTGATGGACCTGTACGACAGCATCCTGAAGGATGCCCACTTGGGCAGTGTGATGGAGACGCGGGTATTGCGCGTGGTGCGGGGCAAGTTCATGCTCACCGATGCCGACGGCAAGCCCCGGCCCGACCTGCTGCACCTGTTGGAAACGCAGTGGTTCGAGGACTTCCTCCAGTACGTCACCGAAGCCCTCTTCTTCGGCCACAGCCTCATTGAGCTGGGCGAACTGGCACGGCCCGGCGAGCTGCGGCAGGTGAACCGGATAGACCCGCGCAACGTGCTGCCTTACCAAGGCATCGTGGCGCGGCGGCGCGGCGAGGAGACCGGCTACCTCTTCCGCGAGGAACCCTTGCGCAGCTACCTCATTGAAGTAGGCCGCCCGGACGACCTCGGCCTGTTGGAGCGCGTCGCCCCCGTGGCCGTGGTGAAGAAGTACGCCATCGGGAGCTGGAGCGCCTTCGTGGGCACCTACGGCATCCCCAGCCGCTGGATAAAGACGCGGGGCAACGATGCCCGCCGCGTGAAGCAGTTGGAGACCGTGATGCAGAACATGATGAGCAGCGCCTATGCCATCATACAGGGTGATGAAGAGTTCGGCATTGCGCCCACGCCCGCCGGGGACCCCGTGAAGGTGTTCGACGACCTGGTGAGCCGCATGAACAGCGAGATCAGCAAGCGCATCCTCGGCCAGGACGGGACCACCGACAACAAAGATGCCAGCGGCACCTACGGCAGCCTGAAAGTACTGGCAGGCGTGGCCGAGGACCGCCATGCCGCCGACAAGGCCAGTGCCGCCTACGTGGTGAACCAGGAGCTGCTGCCGCGTTTAACGGCCCTTGGATACCCGTTCAAAGGCATCCGCTTCGCGTGGGACGCCATGCAGGACCTCAGCCCCACCGAGATCGTGGACGCGGTAAGCAAGCTGGGGCTGGTGTTCGACATCGACCCGGAGTACATCGAGAAGCGCACAGGCATCCGCATCCTGGGGGCGCGAAGGATGCCGGGGGAACTGGGGCCGGAAGGAGGCAACCCGCCGGGCAGCGGCAGGCAGACCGGGGCACCGGAACCCAAGCCGGAAGAAGAGACCGGCGACGACACGGAAGAGGACGGCGCAGGCGTGACTGCGCATTGGGGCGGCGAAGCGCCCACCTGCGCTATCTGCGGTGGTGGAGGCATGGCCGAGGCTGCTGCCGTGCCGCCCGTACCCATCGAAGCCGTGGAGAGCCTGCTGCGCTCCGCCTTCGACGGGGCGGCGTTCGACGCGGCCTACTTCGATGCCATCGCCAACCTGTACGTGGCGGAACTGGACAGGACCTGGAACCCGGCCATGCTCAATGTAGGTACCGCAGCCCCCCAGCACGTGGCACACGCGCTGATGGAGTCGAACCTGTACCAGTTCAGCGGACTGAAGACACTGGCCATCGCCCTGGATGTGAACGCACACGCCAAGGAGGGCGGCACCTTCGCCACCTTCAAACGCCGCGTGGACGAGAGCGGACTGATCGAGAAGTACAATGTGCATCAGCTCCGGGCCGAATACACCAACGTGGCCATGAGCGGCATACAGGCCGGGCGGTATTACCAGATGCAGCAGACCGCCGATGTACTGCCCTATGGTGAGTATGTCACCGTGGGCGACCTGCGCGTCCGCGCCGCACATGCCGACCTGAACGGGAAGATATGGCCGCTGGACCACGATGCCTGGAAGTCCATTTGGCCGCCCAACGGATGGAACTGCCGTTGCACCGTGCTGCCCACGGAGGCCGGGAAGAGAGGGAAAGCTGCGGACGACCAATGGGACCAGGCCCAAGCGGAACTGAAGCGCAGCGGGGAATGGAACCAGATGGCCAAGGGCGGCTTCCAGGGCAACCGCGCACAGAGCGGCACCATCTTCGACCTTGGCAGCTATCGCAAGGACCTGGCCAAGAATGCCGGGCGGAAGAGACTGGACAAGCTCAACGTGGAGGACTCATACGGGCGCAAGGACATGGACATGGACACGCTGATAAAGCGGCCAGGACTCCCTACCATTACGCCACAGGTCGCCGATGAGGCCGGATACAAACCCTGGTTCATCACGCAGCGTGATAAGCGCAGCGACGACAAAGGCCGGGCCATCTTCAATGACTACCGGGAGCGGCCTTGGGCGCTGGACCTCTCAACCCTCAACCGCCATGCCGGAAAGGAGTACAATGCTGGCAGACGCTGGGAGTACGTCCATGAGATCCCGAACATCCTGCGCGGGCCTGACGAAGTGTGGGCGAAGAAGGACAGGGGCGGACGGACCTCTTGGCAATTCATCAAATACTACCAAGGTGAGGCGATCGTCGTTCGTGCCGAGATCCCCAAGACCGCGGAGCTGCGCGGCGGTGTACTGGAAGTGACAAGCTGGTACAAGCTCGACGCAAGATCGGAACACGCCGTCCGGAGCGGAACACTCATAAAGAAGATGCCTGCGCAAACCAACTAAAAAGGAACCCCCGTGTTAGTAGGGAGACCGGTCCATTGGCCACGCAGGCAACACCACAAAGATATGCCGATAAAGGGAATGGACCAAGTGATGCGCAAGGCGCTGGCCCTGCAAAAGGCCATGGAGCGCCAGGTGCCGGTGAAGATGCAGGCGGCGGCGGTGAAGGTGTTCCGCGCCAACTTCACCGCCCAAGGCTATGTGGACAATGGCGTGGACCCGTGGGCCGCCCGCAAGGTGATGCCCAAGATGTCCCGCCCGCGCCCTTCGCCCAAGATACTGATACGCTCGGCCCTGCTGATCAACAGCATCCGGCCCAATGGCCAGGCCAGTTGGAACCGCATCAGCGTAAAGGCGGGCGGTCCGCACGTGCCCTACGCGCAGATACACAATGATGGCGGTACCATCCGGGGCACCTTCGGCGTACGCCAGCACGAACGGCGCAGCCCCAAGGGCAAGAAAAGCAACGTGCGCCAGCACACCCGCACGGTGAACACCACCATCCCCCAGCGCCGCTACATGGGCAACAGCCGCGCATTGGGCACGGCCATGCGCCAGGAGATCATGAAGGCTGTCGCTAAAACCATGCTGAACAAATGAACTGGATCATCGAAGAGAACCTCGACCCCACCTTACAGGACTGGAGCGAGGCCTACAAGGAGCTCTGCGCCATCATCCGCGCCAAGCTGCCCGAGGTAAAGCACGTGGACCTCTACTACGGGCAGGACCAGGTGGTGGGCACGGACGGCAACTGGATCCCCTTCCGCGCCCCCGCCGTCTTCCTGGAGTTCAACGCCGCGCAGGTGAGCGACCTGGGCGACAACACCCAGCAACTGCTGATGGACATTTCCATGCACCTCTGCGTGGAGACCGTGCAGGATACCCACGCGGGCAGCGCCGGGCAGCGCCGCGCCCTGGAGTTCACCGCCCTGCTGCGCAAGCTGCACGTGGCCATGCACGGGGCCAGTGGCGACCACTTCAGCCCATTGGGCCGTACCGGACTGGCCCGCAAGGCCGATGCGCCGCCCTACATGTACATGTATACCCAGACCTTCCAGTGCGTGGTGCTGGACAACAGCGCCAGCAAGCAGTGGGACTTTATTGGGCCGGATGCGCTGGGGCCGGAGGTGGAGAAGGAAGACTGAGTCAATTCGCCGGATCGATCATCAACATGCGGTAGAACGCAGTTGGGGCTATGATGGTGAAGGAAGCGCCGCCAATCGTGGTCGTAGCACTATCCGTATCGAAATTGCTCTGCACCCAGTCGTGGGCCGCTTGCGGGTCAGCTCCGGTATACGGAACACTGGCAATAAAAGACAGGTATTCCACCCCGGCCTGAATGACCTTACCGGCACCATCCACCATTACGGTGGCGGTCACATTGTCAACCTCCTTTGTACCCGGACCTGCGACATCCGCCGAGAAGGTAATGGAAGGCATCTCTTGAATACAGGTGCGCACGGAATACCCATCCTTGTGGATCTTTTTGATCACGAAGCCGCGCTTCTCCAAGCTCCGGTATACGTCAACCGGATTTAGGCCGGGAATGACGCGGTGCTCGACCTCTGCGGGAGCAGGCCCGCTCTCTGCACTGGCAGCCTTGGCCTTCCTCGCAGCAGCGGCCTCGGGTGTATCTGTTGCGATCACGGTGATCACGAGCAAGGCGATCAGTCCCCCTATGATGGAGAGGGTGATCTTCGCTCCCTTGGAAAATCCTTTTTTCGGCGTATCCATGGAGGCGAATGTAGGTCATCTTGCTGGTCGGCACCGGCGGCAAGGCTCATAACCCTCAGCTTTCGCCTCGCTGAGCGAAGTGGCGTAACTGCTCCTGCGCAGACTGCTGCAACCTGCACGGTGGTACTTCTCCCCGGTACTGGTGGTATACACGGTGATGCTCTTCTCTGGGTCAAGCTGCGGCGCAGGCTCCACTGGCGGTGGTAGCGGGGTCGCGAGAACCGGAACGGACAAGGGCGTCACAGCGCTGTCCACATGAGCACTGTCCACAACCGTCGTCACAGCCGCAGTATCCTTAGTAGTGGCGCTTGTCTTTGGCGCGGCGGACGGCTCCGGGTCCATAATGGAGCCAATGATCACAAGCAACAGCACAAGGCCGACCCACGATGCGCAGCCTATGCCGGTCCATTTGAGCCATGGTCGCCAGCGGGACTGCTTTGTTTCTACCTGTGGCATAGCTGGCATACCTCAACGCTTTTTCAGTTTGGCCACGTCCTGCTCCACGCGCACCAGTCGCACATTGAAGCTATGCCGCTGGTCTCCGGGGTTCTCCCTGATCAGCGCCAGCACATCATACACCATGGCGCTACCTTTTATGGTATATGGCGCAACGTCCGGATTGTCGCTCTCGCACAGGATCATCTCTTCCGCGAAGTCCACGCGCAGACGCTTGGCGCTTGCCCCTTCCGCCGTCACCACCACATACACCTGGCCCGGCCTCACCTGCTCCTTGGGACTATCGCATTTCCGCACCACCAACCAATCACCATCCAAGATGGTAGGCTCCATGCTATCACCCGTGACCTGAATGGCCAGCAATCCGCCGCCCCGGAAGCGTTCCCCCGGCAGGGCCATGCGCGGCTGCTTGTCCAAGAACTCGCGCTGGCCTTGATGCTTCAGTAGCCCCGCCGCCACTTTGCTCCGCAAGGCGATGATGTTGCCCTCGGCGGTCGGGATGTCAACTTTGGTAGAGGTGTCGTGCCGCATCATCCGCCCCTTTCCGGTGAGAAGCCAGTCGGCGTCAAGCTCCGGGAACCGCTGAACGATGGTCGCAATCGTATCGCTATGCAAGCCCTTACCTGCGGCGAGTGCCTTGTGAACGGTGGCTGGCTTTAGCTCTGTCTGCACGGCAAGCTGGTTCGGGTTCAACCCCTTTCGCTCCATGAATTGCTTAAGCCGTGTCGTTATCGACATAGGTAAGTGGATAAAAGTTTATACACTGAATTTGACATTCGTATCAACTTTGGTGTACGTTTGCTCCCGCAATGAGAAGCACGAATGTAGCACAAGCCGACTTGCAGCCGAGCGCAACTATGCGGGCACGCATCCTGCGCGGCTTGCGTCGAGGCGACCAAGCCCGCATAGCCGAGGCCGTGGGCACCGCGCCGGAGTATGTCAAACAGATAATGCGCTACCGCCCGCAGGCCAAGAGCGCATTGGCCCGCCGCGTATGGCAGGCCGCCGACCGCCTGCTAAAGGATCGCGCACGGCTTAATAACGACATGCGCCCATGATGGTGCGCGATGGCATGGTGCTGCTGGAATACGCCGAACTGGTGAACGACGCTTGCGTGAGCAAGCCGACGTACGATAAAGCCTCGCGTGACGGGCGTATCGCGGTGGTTCGACGCGGCGGAAACGACCACCCCGCACTGGTTGAATGGGCCAGTCTGCCACAGCGCTACAAGGATATGGTGCGTCACCACCTGGGCGGCGACCCGGAAGTATTGGCCATGGCCCAGCAGGTGGAGCAGCACTTGGTAACGGTGCCGGAGGACGTGCAATACCTGGACAGCTACAAGGCCGAGAACGGGCTGGGGCTGTCCCAAGCAGCCCGCCAGCAGTTGAACCTGGCCTGCCGCTTGGTGGCCCTGCTGGCCGAGGCCACGCAGGTGTACAACGAGGGAGGCACGGCTAAAGTGAGCGCCACTTACGGCATGGGTACCATGGCCTTGAAGCAGGCCGTGGCCGCTTATGTGAAGGCCAACCGCAAGCGCCTGCCACCGGCGTTTCCGGCCAGCTTCGCCCGCTTGGAGACGCGCAAACGCGCCTACATGCACGCCCGTCAACAGGGCATGTCCGGCGCTTCCTCCTTGGTGCATGGCGGGCAAGGCAACAACAACGCGGCCAAGGTGGCCACGCCCGAACAAGCGCAACTGTTGCGCCTGCTGGCCGCTCGGCCACAGAACCACAGCAAGCGGCGCATCGCGGCGGACTACAACGCCGTGGCCACAACGCAAGGCTGGCCCAAGCTGACGGCCAACACCGTCCGGCGCTTCCTGGCCGACGGAGCCAACGGACGTACCGTAATGCTCTATGCCAAGGGCGCGGCCCAATACCACAACACCTACGGCATCGTGGTACACCGCAGCCGTCCTACACAGCCGACCTATCTGTGGGTGCATGACGCCACGGATTACGAACGCCTGTACCAGAAAGAGGTGAACGGCAAAGCCACCTACCACCACCGGAAAAAGGTGATGGTGGTGGTGGACCCGCACAGCTGGTACCCTGTGGGCTACGCCATCGGCGATGCGGACACGATCACCTTGGCGCAGGAAGCGATAGGGAACGCGGTGCGGCACATGCGTGAGCTCACGGGGCAGTACGCCATTCCTTATCAGGTGCAGAGCGACCGCATGGGCCACAAGGCGCTGAGTGCGTGGTACGGTGCCATGGATGTGAAGTACACCCCGGCAGCGGCCCGCAACGCCCGTGCGAAGATCATCGAGCCATGGTTCCGCCAGCACAACGACCACTATGCCAACCACGGTGTGAACTGGAGCGGCCACAACGTGACCTCCAAGAAGAGCAACCAGCCCAACCCGGACGCGCTGAACACGAACCGGAAGCTCTTCCCGAACGAGGCGACGGTGATCGAGGAGATACACGAGGCCATCGGTCGCGAACGTGCCGACAAGATGGAGGCCTTCCGCGCCGCGCTTGCCGCCATGCCCGAAGGTGCGCTGCGCACCATCAGCCGCGAGCGCTTCCTGGAATGGTTCGGCACCCGCCACGGCTGGACCAACGAACTCACCAACCTGGGCCTGTGCCCCACGCTGCTTGGCGAAGAGCGCCCCTACCAGCTGCTCACGCCGGACTTCCAACAGCACGTGGGCCTGGCCTTCCAGGTCCACTACGACCCCGCCGACCTGGGCGACGTGCTGGCCACGGCGAACGAAGGCAGCATACGCTACCTGCTCCCCGCTGTGGTGCCGGTGCCCATGGCCTTGATGGACCACACCCCGGAGAGCCGTGCGCAACTGGCAGGCGTGGAAGCCTTCAAGAAGGGCTTGAACAAGGAGGCCATCGATCAGGTGCTCAACGACCAGGAGCAACTGCGCCAACTGGCCGACATGCTGCTGGCCGATGCCATGCCGCGCCTGCGGAAGACGGACCGCCACACCGACGACCTGGTCACGCTATCGCCGGAGGAAGAAGTGGCCACCAAAGCCTACCTCACCGAGAACGGAAGCCACAAGGCCGCCGTGGATACCGCCCGCCACGAAGCGCAGCTCCGCAAGGACATCGAGCGCTGGGCCGAAGACCAATTCTAACCCATGACCATGAGCACACCCCACACCGTTTGCGTCAACTACCACGGCCTGCCCGCCTACCTCAAGCAGGAGGCCATCCGCCGTGCCAGGGCCGGGCTGGGCCTTGGCCTCTCCGACCTGATGCTGGGCCGGGCCGAGTTCCGCCTCAGCCCGCGCCATCCCGAAACCGACAAGCGCTCCATCGTGGAGATACTGCGCACAACCATCGCCTGACCCACATGACCCCCACCATGACCACTATGCTCAGCACCACGCACAAGGAAGGCATCGCCAAGAAGATGGTCGCCGCCTTCAAGGCCAGCGGCTTCCCCAGCCGGGCGAAGTACGCCGTAAGCATCGGCATCAACTCCAGCGACTTCTCGGTGATCGAGAACGGTAAATGGAAACAGAACGAGCGGCTTGTGGGCGTGCAGAAATGGATGCGCATCGCCCGCGAGGTGGGCTATGAGTTCAGCGCACGGCAGGGGTGGACCACGGCGGACACGATGACGCGCCGGGCCATCCGTCGCCAGTTGGAGATGTGCGTACAGGACGGCCTCTGCGCCATCTACTGCGACGAGGCGGGCTGGGGCAAGACCCATGCGGCCCGTGAGTTCTGCACGGCCACGCCGAACGCCTTCTACATCAATGGGGGAAGCCACCCGCGCAAAACGGCGTTCATCCGGGCGCTGGCCACGGCGGTAGGCATCAACCCGGACAAGAGCAAGCTGGAGGACACGCTGATGGACACCATCACCTACCTGAAGGCGATACCGCGCCCGGTACTGGTGATCGACGAGGCGGGCGACCTGGACGCCACTACCTACCTGCTGCTGAAGCGCATCTACAACGAGCTGGAGTTCCAGTGCGGGATGTACATGATCGGAGCGCGTGGACTGCGCAAACACATCGACAGCGCCATCCGCCGCCGCACCAACGGCTTCGAGGAAGTCTTCAGCCGCTTCGGCAACCGCTACACCACCATGCTACCAGAGGGCAACAAGGAGCGCAAGGAGTTCATGCGGTCCGAGGCGCTGCTGGTAGCGCAGACCAACGGACTGAAGGACAACGAGCGCATCAACCGCATGTTCAACCGGGACTTCGACCTGCGCACCGTGCGCCGGGAGGTCCTCAAATCCCGCATGGCCAAATGAACGCCCTGATCACCCGCAGCAACGAGGCCCGCGCCCAGCTCATGGCCGCCACCGGGCTGGACGACCTGGAATACAACCTCCTGATACTGGAGAGCGGCTGCCAATGCCTGGACGACCTGGTGCGACCGGTGGGCACATTGAGCAAGGAGACCTGCGAGCTCTACCGGCACCACCTGAGCGACATCGGCTGGTGGACGTGGTACGAGTACACCTTCCGCGCCTTCGAGATCCGCCTCAATACCGAATGGAACGCCCCGGCAAGCCCGGTGCCGCAGCAGGACGCGCAGTGGTGCCGCAGGCGCTTCCTGGACGAGGCTTACACCCTACGCCACACGGCCTACTACGACCGCGCCTTCGATACCTGGTTGAAGCTCATTGAAGAAGGCGGAAAACTGAAACTCACCATCCCGGCCACGAACGTCGGTAAAACCCAAGCACAACATGTCCACTGACATCACCAAGATGAGCGCCGCCGAACTGAAGGCTGCGCTGAAGAAGAAACAGGCCGACGAGACGGCTGCCGCCAAGGCCAAGCGCAAGGCGTATGATACCCTGCGCGACGAGTTCATCGCGTCCGTATTCTCCAAGTTCGAGGCGGTGCAGGCCGAGCTCGGCGCGTTCAAGGCCGAGGCCGTGAAGCTGGGGCTGGAGCTGCACGACAAGATGTACGAGGCCTATGGACGCGAGAAGCGGGAAGGCATCGACCACTACACCCTCACCAGTGACGACGGTACGAAGAAGGTGGTGATACAGCGCGACTGGCTGTGCCGGTACGACGAGACCGTAGAGGTCGGCATCGGCATGATCAAAGAGGTGGTGCGGGACAAGTTCGAGCCGCGCAACAAAGGGATGTACGCCGTGATCGACGGCCTGCTGCTGAAAGGCAACGAAGGCGACTACGACGAGCGCATGGTCGCGAAGCTGCGCAAGCATGCCGATGCGTTCGACAACGACCCGCGCTTCTTCGAAGCCTTGGACATCATCACGCGGGCCTATAAGCCGGTGGAGAGCCGGTTGTACCTGCGCGTGTACCGCAAGACCGAGGCCGGTGCCTGGGAGGACATCAGCGTGAACTGGAGCCGCATGTGAAATGGCGGCGCTCACTGAAATAGACCGCATCCGCATCCATTGGGACATGGAGCAGCTCACCGAGCTGATGCAGCGCAAGCAGTGGTTGTGGGAGAACACCCAGGACACGGCCAAGCGGGCGCAGATAATGGCCGAACTGGAGCAGCACCAGCAAGACCTCGACAGAGCCAAAGCCTACCTACAATGAACGCCGAGCCACAGGACAAGAAGGGATACCAGGACGCACTGCAAGAGCTGATGTCGGCCCGGCCCTGGCTGGGCGAGCACACCATCGGGCGGCTCACCATTTCAGCAGGGCACCGGATATGGACCGTGACCGACGGGAAGCACTACCGCGCCAGCGGCAGCAACAAGACCGCCGATGCCATGCGGCTGGGCGTGGCCAAGGCCGTGAACGCATACATCAGGACGCACCTCCGATGAACCACCTGCACGACTGGCGGAACTACATCCAGGAGAAGGAGAGCTGGCCTGCTCCGCACCCGCACCTGCGCGAGCTGCTGAATGCCATGCACAGCCGCATGGGTGCAACGCCTCCTGACAGTGAACTGGCCACCCGGCCCGCGATGGAAACCGTAGCTACAAAGCCGACGGCGCAGATGGGCTGGACCGAATATCGCAAACACCTCCATGGCGATGCGCAACCCCACGCTTTTTGATGATGATTACGATGTGGCCATCTATGACATGGTCGACCGCTTCAAACGGCAGTTGGACAGCGCTTCAACCGACCTTGAACGGGCGGAGATAAAGCAAGCCATCCGCTCCTGGCTCGCCGCCTTGGAGCCTCCGGCCGCAAGTAAAAAGAAACCCTCAAATACCCCCCCCCGCAAATGAGCACCTACAATCGGTTCTTTCTGCTCTGGAACGATGCCAAGCGCCACCCGCACTGGCCCTACGAAGAACACGGTGACCTGGTGAGCGAATACACCCGTGGGGCCACGGACAGCCTGCGACGGCTGACCACGACGGAGCTGCGCGGGCTGGAGCGCCGGATAGAGCAGATGAACGCCAACCCGAAGCTGCTTGCCGCCCAACGCATGCGCCGCAAGATCATCGCCATACTGGCGGCACGCGGGGCGGTCACTGCGCAAGGCAAGCCGGACATGGCCCGTGTGCAAGCATGGGTGTTGCGCTACGGCTACCTGCACCAGCCACTGAACGCCTATGGCGTGGCCGACCTGCCCAAACTGGTAACCCAGGCGGAGGCCATCGTGGCCAGCGACCTCAACGCCATCAACTCTTCCCATGGCTGAGCAGGTCCGCTTCACCATTGACCACCACCAGCTCCGCGTGGTGGTGAGCTTCATGGACCTCTACCTCGCCGACCCTCCATACGGCGAGGTCCACAACCTCTTGCACAGCATCGTGGGGCAGCAAGCGCTGGGCCTGAAGCGCAAGCTCCTGCTCCAGCGCTTGGAGTACCGGCTGACGATGCCGGTACACTTCGCACTGGCCTTTCGCCGCATGGCTCTGGCCGCACTGGAGGTGCTCCATGAAGGCTCGGACCTCACAGCCATGCGCACGCTCATCGCCGCAGTTGACCCCGTTACCAACCGCTACACCCACGTCCACGCATAAGCCTAAAGCCCATGACAGTCGCAGACCTTAAAGACGCCCTCAACCTATTGCCCGATGACATGCAGGTGATCTTGCAAAAGGACGCCGAAGGCAATGGCTACTCGCCCCTTTCGGGTGCTGATATCAATTCCTTCTATGTGCCGGAATCCGACTATGCTGGAGAGGTCTTTAACGCGGACTGGACGGCAGATGATCATGGTATGGAGGAGGGCGAGTGGGAGAAGGTGAAGGCGCGTGGCAAATGCTTGACGCTGTATCCCGTGAACTGACCATGGCCTTCGAAAAAGAACCCCGCTACGTCGTTACCCGCATCCACGAGGATAGTGGTCGCCGTGTCTACATGAACGACATCGGCGACGAGACCTCTATTCCATCCACATTCGGCGCGACTTGGTCCTGCGGCGAGCCGGGTATGTGGACATTTCATCAAGCCACTAAACGATGCAGCGAGAGTAATGAAGCGCGTGGTGCAATTATCCCTCGCGCTACGTGGATGTTCGCTGTACGCGAGTGCTTCTGGACGGTGCAGATGTACGACCCAAAAGCATCCTGGAACTAATGCGCTACCTCGTCCACTCCAAGCGCACCGGCACGCAGCTCACGCTCGGGTATGACGAGCGCGGCCTGCTCTGCGAGATGCTGATAGAAGGAGCCGCCGATGCCAAGGGCGTGGAATGGCTGCGCCTGAACAGCCCCGTGCTGGAACAAGAGGTGATGCCCGCATTCCAGAAGATCCCCGGCGTTACCGTGCGTATGATCACCGTGGACTTCGCGCAGTTCTGGCGCACTTATCCGCGCAAGGACGGTAAGAAGGAAGCCGAGCGGGTGTGGAACAACTGCTCCAACGGCACGCGCCAGCTCGCATACGACTTCATCAAGCGCTACCGCGACAAGTGCGCCGCCGATGGCATCGCTTATATGTACCCAGCAACCTACCTGCGAGCCGAAAGGTGGCTCGACAACCTGTGACTTAATGGAGGAACTGAACCCGGAGATAAAGCGACTGCGTACCGCCGTGGACAAGCTGCGACAGAACAACGCAGGCGACATTGAGGACGCGGTCGGCATCATTGAGGATGTGATCGGTGAGCTGGCCGCACACGACTGCGATGACTACGCCTCCGAGTGCCCCAATTGCGAGTGGAACGAAGGTTCGCCCAGCACATTGCCTGACATTCCATACGTGAAGGAATGCCTGGAGCTGGGCCTACCCGCATTGATAGAGCGCTATGGCCTGAATTCCGATGAGGTACAGACTGCCCAGCGGCTAATGGACGACCAGGCATGAACGCCGAAGAAGTGATCGAGCTGATGGTGAACCCGCACGTGCAGCGGACCATTCTGCGCCTTGCGCGGCAGGAGGCCCAGCGCATCGTGCTCCAGCACATCGCACCGAAGGACGCGCCGAGGAACAGCATCACCTACGTGCAGGCGGCGGACCTGCTCGGCCTGAAAGAGCAGACGATCAGGGTGTACGTGTGCCAGGGGAAGCTCAAAGGAGGCAGCGGCTATGTCACCATTGCCTCCTGCGCCCGGTTCAAGAAGAAATGAAAGCGGCCACCCTCATCATTCTCCTGCTCGTGTGGCTCCTGCTGCCGGACGGCGACGACCCCGCTGATCACCGATGAACCTCTTCTGCTTCCTCTTCGGCCACCAGTGGCGTTGGATGTGCTGCGACCGCTGCGGCGCATGGCGCACCAAGCCCAGCGCCGTGGCCATGCCCAAGCCCACGCGCAAGGTGCATGCGCTTAAGTGCTGGCCGCAGTACTACGCCTCCGTGGTGGATGGTAGTAAGTCCTTCGAGGTACGCAAACACGACCACGCCTTCGCCGTGGGCGACCACCTTATACTTAGCTCGTACGACCCCATGGAGCTGCGCTACCTCGGCCCGCGCACCACCTGCCGCATCACTTACGTACTGGCCGGTGGCAGCTTCGGCATCGCCGAGGACTACTGCGTCCTGGGCATCAAGCCCCTCCATAGCACCAGCGGCATTGACCGCTTGGCCTGACGCTATCCGCTGCCAATTGAGCCGTTCCGCTGCCTATGTAGCCGAACCGGCCCTTGGCGCTTGCGTGTCCGGGAAAGATGGTCGTGCTTCGCTTCACCATGAAGAACACCACACCCGCCGAGACTTACGTGCCAACCAATGATGATGGCAATCCGGCCTATCTATTCTCCACCACGCCCACCGACCTGCTGGTCGCCGCGCTGGACGGTCGCGTAGACCTGGTAGCCTACGCACGCCGCGAGATGGTTGCACGCGGTTGCAATGAGCAAGGGCAATGGGTGGGATTCGGCAAGGCCAAGTAACACGCAGCCATGAACTACCACACCCTCATCACCGCCAGCCTTAACGGAAGCACCTCCTTGGACCTCCGCGAGGTATACCGCTGCACCGCTGAAATTGAAGGCGCAGGCGTGGTGGAGTTCCACGCCACCGGCAAGCACGGCACCCGCTTCGTGGACGGTGTGGAGGGCGTGGAGCTGAGCGCCACCTACTCGTTGCGCAGTTGGCAGTTGGAGGCCCGATTGTGGGTTTACGCGGACGGCACCTATATGATCGACTGAGTATTCTATATTACCCGCGCCGGTATTGACGAATTCCCCGGCACGGGGCGATGGAGCGGAAAAGCGTAGTGATGGTAACATGGAGGAACACGGGCAAGGTCGAAGCCTATAGCAGCCTTGTCGGCTTCTGTGCCAAGCACCCGCAATACGCGCCGCACCGCATCTATGCCCGTTGGAAAGATGGCATCTACGTGGACTTCCGCGTGGAGCTGCGCCGGGTGGTGTTCATCCATAACCCGTACAGGACCCGACGGGGCGGGCTGAAGCGGGCGAAGCCGGGGCCGAGACGCAAGGCCACCAAGGAACTGTAGTAGTGCGAAGAGCGCTCCGAGGCCACTGCTTCGCGGCATTATGGTACTCAATCGCCTCGGCAACAAGCGGCGCATGGCCGCACGTATCTTGCCTCATATCCCGCCGCACCGTCATTGGATAGAACCCTTCTTCGGAGCGGGCGGTATGTTCTTCGCGAAGCCCAAGGCGGAGCGCAACATCGTCAACGACATGGACGAGGAGGTCTACAACCTCTTCTGCGTCATCCTGGACAAGCCGGAGGAATTGGCGGCGGCATGGGCATCCATGCCGTTGCACGAGGCCCTTTGGCGCAGGTGGAAGCACGAGACACCGACCGACCCGGTATGGAGGGCGGTACGCTTCCTGTTCCGCAGCAACTTCGGCTTCTTAGGCAAGCCGCACACGCAGCGGCTGAACAGCAAGAACGCCAAGCGCAGCCTCCAGGAGCGCATACAGGCCACCCGCGACGCGCTCTACGATGTGGAGTTCACCGGGTGTGACTTCCGCACCATGCTGGGCCGCATCCCGCTCTCGCCGCGTGAGCGCGAACTGGCCTACGTCTACGCGGACCCGCCCTACCTCGGAACGTCCAACAACTACGGCGCGGCCTCCTGCTGGACCGAGCTGGATACACGCGACCTGGTCTCAACGCTGGTAGCCAGCGGCCTGCGCTTCGGCATGAGCGAGTTCGACCATCCAATTGTAGTGGAACTGGCGCTGGAACATGGCCTGCATGTGATCAACCTCGGCGAGCGGAAGAACCTGAACAACCGCCGGACGGAACTCCTGCTCACGAACGTGCATCAACAAGGCCGTTGA